GCTCTACCGACTGAGCTAATCGTCCGTTAAAGTTAAATATATTCAGCGGGCGCGCCGACTACTTGGCGAACTACATTGTACCAATCAAAACGGCTGGTATCGAGATCCCGATCATATACACCCTGAGCATCCCAAGCTTCTTGTTCAGAAGCGTACACACCCAGGAGCATATCACCCTCGTAGGAGATCGAACCCATCAAAACAAAAACTTCCATGACAATCTCCATTCCTTATTATTCATACTACCATACTTTTGATAATATGTACACAACAAAATGCGCTTGATAAAAAATAGTTTCTCAGTCTAACGGAACACCATCATCCGGCTTACGACCAGAGTGATGATCGTCAGATACGCAAAGAGTCTTGACGGTCTTTGTACGATCTGGCATATAATATCTCCCCACGCGGACTTGCGCAGGGTATTGAGCAGCTACCAACTCGCATACACGTTTGTCGGCGAACCGCATCTCCTGCTTAGACACAAAGTCACCATTGACGTCAAATGAAAAGATTAGAAGCCAGTAAATCATGACCAATTCCTTATCTTAATCTGCAAGAACCTCAAGGTTGAGGTAATCGATGGTTGGGTGATCCAGTTGGAACTGGCGGCGAGCTTCGTTGAAACTCTTCGCTTTGTAAATCCAAAAACCAGCAACCTTCTGACGGCGAGCGTTGGCGATATACAAGTTGTAGGTGTTCATGACAATCTCCATTCGTTATTATTCATACTACGACAGTTTGCATAATATGTACACTAAAAAATGCGCTTGATGAAAAATAAATGGTAGGGGCTGTGGGATTCGAACCCACCCTGAAACGATTTTAAGTCGCATTCCTCTGCCGCTGGGATAAGCCCCCATATAATGGGGTGAATGACGGGGATCGAACCCGCGACGTTCGGCACCACAAGCCGACGCTCTACCACTGAGCTACACTCACCATAAACTGGAGGACAGGGAGGGATTCGAACCCTCGGAACCGTTAGGTTCGTCTCGTTAGCAGTGAGGTGATTTCAACCACTCATCCACCTGTCCTTGAAACTGGAAGAAGCGGTGGGATTCGAACCCACGGTACGCTCATCACGTACGACGGTTTTCAAGACCGTATCATTAAACCACTCTGACACGCTTCCATAGTTGAGAGGCTAACCGTGACCTCTCGCGTGCTTATTAGGTAGCAACCCCATCTTGGTGCGCATGGGAGATTTTGAAACTCCGACCTCACGATTATCAGTCGAGCGCTCTGCCTCTGAGCTACACGCGCATATATTTTTATAACAATGAGAAAGAACATCATGGCGAAGGTGCCAAAACAGAAAAGTGGCGAAGATGCAAGGATTCGAACCCTGACTAACGGAGTTGGAAGCCGTCGTGCTACCGTTACACTACACCCACACATTTCGTTGGTAACCATCCTTATCGATATAAGGTTTTGGTTTACGAGAAGGGTTTTTTCTATTCCTAGCCGCATATGTCTTAGTCTGACTATGACAATTTGGACATAAAAACGAAAGATTCTCTAACCTGTTGTCATTGCTTATACCATTTTTGTGTTCTATCTGAAGAACTAACGTTTTACCGTTCCATTCCCCATTTATTCCACAATCATCACATTTATAAGGGACTAAATTCTCAAGAATGAGTCTCTTTTTAATATGGTGTCTGGCAATAGTACAATTTTCAACAAACATATTTTCATTAGATGTTCGTCTACTCTTAGAGTGTTCTACTAATCCTTGATAATGTTTTCCAGCAGTTGGTGATATGAAACCTTTAGCCATATATTAATCTCCTCTGAGATATTTATACAGCACGTTAGTATCTTATACCCAAATGCTAAAAATATTTAGCGTGAAATGGCGAACTTGATGGGTTTCGATCCCACTACCTCCAGCGTGACAAGCCGGTGCTCTCCCAATTGAGCTACAAGTCCAGTGAACTAGTATTTATACCGTTCTACACTAAAACGAATAATATGTACACAACTATTTTAGTGCAGCATGAAGTTGAAGATAAAATCGGTTGTACTTGGCAATCCGATCGATATCCTTTTGCGTCACACCCTTGAGACGACGGATGTCGGTGTTGTGTCGGAGATCACAAAGTTTGACCTTCATGGCATCCGCGTTGAGCAGCACCTCGATCTGGTACTCTTCGTAGGTTTGACCTGGCACCTTAGTCAGTGCCTTCACAGCATCGATGATACGATCGGTGCAACCAATGTCAATGAGATCTCTCCAGGTAGTATTAGTATCCTCTACCACATCGTGGAGCAGGGCGATACACTGAAGTTCTTCGTCATCAGACTTGAGGTAATGCATGACCTTCATAGGGTGAAGGATGTACGGATTGCCACCACGATCAAACTGGCCGGCATGCGCATTGGTTGCCAGAACTAGTACCTTGCCGAGAAGTTCACCTTTTCTCATAATCATCTCCATTGCTTATAATTAATACTACATCACAATGGGTATATTGTACACAACTATTTTATGCGTTTGCCTGGAGTGCCGATCATAAGTTTGGTGTGTGTCTCTCCACCGATGTCCCTGGTATAGAAGTGATGCTTCAACTCAGGATGGCGTGCCAGCTCAGGATCATCCGGATGAGGTACACCCAAACGTTCTCCAGGCATCGCCTTCTGTGCCGCTGCACGCGAGAGTACATGTGGTCTTAGATCGCCAATCTGCTTCTTGTGAAACGACAGAGATGGACCGGAGATCTCTGCATGTGACCTTTTCTGGCTGATATCACCCTTGATGATGTTAGCTAGGCCAGCCTTACCCTCATCAGAACCGTCAGATGCCATAGCTACGCGCTTCCGGCCTGTCTTATCCTTGTACAGTGCAACACCTCTGACCTTGCCAGACGAGTCCTTGTGGAGTTTCCACATAGGAATGTTCTTGACCATGTCGGCAGGATTCTTAAATCCTGATCCATGGATACCACCGATGTGATGGTATGCCTTCTGAACCATATTGAACACGTGATCAGCATGCTTATGCTTCTCATCCTCATGTTGTGGCAGAAGGTTCTTGAACCGTTCTTGAAGGATGAAGTCTTTGAATGTGTCCATTAATGGTGCTCCGGGAAATTGCCGATCATCTTATTGATGGTATTTATTACCGGAGTGAAGTTGACGACACGATGACCTTCACCGTGAAGATCGAGAGGATTCTTGTAGTGAGTATGGATATGTTCTCTGGGCACAACCGTGTCCTCGGTACCATGGAAGACTACTACATGGTGACGTGCATGACCAACCGACGCATCCTCTAGCTTCTTGTATGCAGCATAATGCTCTTTGGGGAGATTGTACTTCTTATAATTGGCCGATGGCTTCAACGAAGGGTTTACCAACACGGTCTTGATACCATGCTTGGCTGCCATGTAGTCACCCCAGAAGCCGCCAGCACTAGAACCAACAATGATTGGATCATCATGCTTCTTTAGCCTCTTAGCCAGGTTATCCATCTGCTTCTTCAAGACATCAGGATGCTGGTTGTGGTCGATCGCAGGAGCGATAAACTTCTGACCAGGAAAAGAATTCTTGATGTGTTGAGCAGTATCACCCTCGGGTGAACTTCCGTAGCCGTGTAGATAGACAATCGTACTCTTCACTTGCGCAACTCCACTCTTCATTCTTAACATACACTAGTATAGACATATTGTACACAACTATTTTAGTGTCTCACAACATGGTCTGCAGCGTGAGTGGCTGCGAATGAGTCAGGCTTGATCTTAGCATCAATACCTAGCGATCCCTTGACCCATCCCAGTGCTTCCTTAACGGCAACACTAGACTTGTGTTTTGGATTCGGATTGATATCAAGGTGGATCTCCATGTGACGTTTACCTAGAACATCTATCACCTCGGTGGCAGTTGCAACTGCAAACTGTACCTCGGTTAGCAGACGTTGCTTGATGTTGCCATAGTCAGGCATATCCACCGTCTCGTGGAATAGCTTGCATCCGTTCTTGGAATCCATATGCACAATCACAACGGTGGAGTACTTAGCGTACCACACATCATTCTTTCTGAAACGAATCGAATCACATCCGATATACACCGATGACTGTTGACTCGAATCTAGAATCGCCTGCTTTGCTTTTTCAATCATTGTACTCACTCAAAATGGAGAACCAGGTGGGATTCGAACCCACGGTTTTCAGGTTTTGCAGACCTGTGCGTTGGACCACTCCGCCACCGGCTCATGGTACTATGGATACGTCCACACTACCTTATTGCTTTTATTTTTCTTGGCCAGCTTTTCAAGATCCATGCGCTCATAGAAGTTAATCCAGCTTTTATGCTCTTTAAGAGCCGCGGCTTTAGCTTCCTGAAAGGTTGCAAACCGACGTTGTTGTTGTGATTCGGTTACTAACTGCCAATTATCAGGCATAACGCGACTGCAACAAATAGCACACTGCGCATCGTAACCGGACTTATCATCGCCAATGACACGGACCTTGACACCATGAGGTGCTGATTGAAAAAACGAAAACATATAAATCTCCAAATAAAAAAAATGGTACTCCCGGTAGGACTCGAACCCACACTCAGACCGTTATGAGCGGTCGGCTTCACCTTTAAGCTACAGGAGTTTAGGAAGCTCAATCACGAGCAGGTCAAAGGACAACCCGGCAATAACAAACCATGTAAGTCCAGCCTTGACGGTTGCGCCATTCTGTATATCTCTCACAGCAAACCAGATGTTGAATGCCAAAAGAAACAACCCAAAAATAAACCAAGTCATATTAATATACCTCAAAAATGGTGATGCCAGTAGGACTTGAACCTACGACCTAAAGCTTAGAAGGCTTTTGCTCTATCCAGCTGAGCTATGGCACCGTTAAATCTATCAAGTAGTACCTAGGCGATGCTGCATCTCTACAACACGAGCAAGCTCAGGTGAAATTATCCGCTCGCTTTCTTCTATACGAGTGAGCATGTCCCGATAACAGTGGAGTGATCGCTTGACCAACGCAACATCTTCTCGGTCCAACACAAAACCGGCAAATTCATCAGACATTACTTCGACTCCATTAACCAGGTGTTAGCCGAGTCCATCCAGTCAAGGACTTCAGGATCCAGCGTCTCACCGTTACGATACTTGGTATAGATCTGGCAGAACGTCTGCTCAACAGCACTCACGCCGTCATTCATAGTCGGCAACGAAAATATTTCTATCTGCATAACAATCTCCACGGTTGTACTATTATATATGCCAATATAACATGGATTGGCATAATTGTACACAAGTATTTTAGCGCTTTCGCAGAACCTCGATGAGACGAATGCTAACATCTGGATTGTCGCGGCGGTACTGATCGTAGAAGAACTGAGCCTCTGCTAAAACAGGGGTCGCAAACAAAGGATATCTCACATCAACGTCGTCGAATAACTGAACTTCAAACATTTTTATCTTCCTTATCTTGCGCTGCAATGGCGGCGAGGTAGGCGGCAATGGCGGCGTCGTAAGCGGCGTGGGCGGTGCTGGCGGAGTTTGCGGCGGCTTCCCATGCGGCGTAAGCGGCATCTACGGCGGCGAGCCGGGCTGCGTTTCGGTCGGCGTGGGCCGCTTCGAGTTCGGCCTTCAGTCTCTGGATTTCGTCAGTCATAGGTCAGTCTCCTTCTCTTGCGCTGCGCCGGTGAAGCGGTTCTTGATGTCGAAAGCGATTGTCATGCTCCCGGCCCCCAACGAAAGCCTAAGTCGGCAAGGATGCTCATAACCAGCGCCGCAAAAAGCAGCAGCGAAAAGCAAAGCATCGCGGCGAGTTTCAATAGTTCGAGTTTAGTCATTGTTCAGTTTCCTTCTCTTGCGCTGCGAGAGCGTCGCGGTAGGCGTCGTTAGCAGCGTCGAAGGTGATCGAGCGCGCGACGGTTAGGGCGGCGTCGGCTTTTGGCAAGTAGATGACCCAGCCAACGCCATTCACATTGTCAGCCTTAGCCAAAGCCCGCGCCACCGCCTCGCGCAAGTCGTCGGTCATGGCTGCATCTGCGGCGTCGCGGGCGGCGGCGTCGTAGGCGGCGCAATAGGCGACAGCTGCGGCGTAATAGCGGACGCGGGCGGCGTCGTAGTCGGCTTTCAGTTTCTCCAAGTCAGTCATGTTGTATCTCCTTAGCTTATTATTCATACTACCATAACTTTGATAATATGTACACAACTATTTTGCTTCCTCCGTCAACCACTGTTTGATCGAACCAAACTTGATACCGAGCTCATACTCGAGTACCTCATATCCATAGAAGCTGAGCTCATCGGCACTAAGGCCTTCAGCATCTGCAATGATCTCGATAGCACGCGTACGAGTAGAACCTTCGACAAGTTTCATCGTCTCGTCGACCCGAGCAATGAAAGCCTCAAAGTTATAATGCTGCTCGACCTTCTGTTCCGAGATCTGGCGTTCGGCCTGCGTGTTTAGGTAGGCAAAGTCTTCGTCAAACTCCTGCATTGACACGAACGTGACGTAACGTGGGCGGCTACCATATACATCCTTGTACAGATCAGAGTACAACGAACCATCCTTGGTTTCAGGGAACATGGCATCGATATCAGCAAGGGTCAAGAACATTTTGAATACCTTCTCATTGGTTGATATATCCATTATACACAGTTTTGGAATATTGTACACAACTATTTTAGCCGTGCATCTGAATACCTTCGATACGAGGCGAGATCTTCTTGGCAGAGTACTGCACGCCGTCGATCTCGAAGAAGTATCGGCCATGACATGGACCAACCTTTTCCCAATGAAGCTTAAGAATCTCACGCTCACGGAAGGGGCTGATACCATGAGTCCAAGGACGGCCGGTACGCAGTTCGAACGAACCACCACAGAGGTTAGTGATCATATTTGTTCCTTTCATCATCATAGATTCATCCTACACTCTTTTCATAATATTGTACATACAAAAATGCGCCCAGAATCAACCGAGCGCATTTAGTTTTGAAAATGTAGATGGATTACTTTTTACGACCTATGCTGTACTTTGTCACCAGGTTCCACTCATCCTTCTCCTTGAAGGGAAGGATCTTGATCTGGTTCAGTGGAGTCAGCGGAGATGCTGTGCTACCATCCTCAGCCAACTTGATCAGACCCCAATCTACCAGAAGATTCGTGATTACGTTCCTACGGCCCATATCCTCCTCAGAGAAGTTAGATGGCTTACCGTCAAGAGCAAAGAGTTCCTTGAAGTGAACGATGTAATACTTTCCCTGCTTGTGCAGGATATGGCATGATTGGTACAGAGTCTTGTCCTTGCGTGATGCAACACCGATACGTGTCAGCGTCTCACGAACCTTCAGGAAATCGTCTTCCTCGCCGAGTCTTACCTCGATTAAACTATCGACTACGTTCATTTTTGACTCCACCCTTATCAAGCTTGTTTTTTATTGTTTTCATTTGATCTGGGGAAAGCAACTTAATTGCGGCTTTGGCCTTTTGACGGTTATAGCCGTAGTAGGACATTACTAGCTCTAAATCACTATCCTTATCTTTCTTTACCCATTTCGAATATCGTTTACTGGGCCGTACAATATTTATTAGAAAGGAATATTGCAACTTGTTGTCCAGTCCATGATGAACGTTCATCATGTTGGCGAGCTGAATGGTGTCAGCAAAGTAGGATAGTGCTTTGTTAGTAATGAATGCGTTGTAAGTCTTCTCTGCTAGCTTATCGTTCTCCGTACCTTTCATTAGGTTCTTTTTAGTGGAATTGATCGATGCTACAAAATCAAACGGGTTCATCTTTCTGTCTGCCCTTCATAATCACTTCGGCAGACTTGTCAAAGAAGTCTGCACATTTCTCACATATCTCAAGAGAGACCACACCACTATCAGTATTTACCCGCATCTCGTGGAATGGCACACTCTTGGGATACTTATCTTCACACACGGCGCATGTCTTGTTCTTGTTGAACCAGGTCACAAGAACTCGCAGTCCGCCATGACTTCGGTGAGACAGGCAGTCAGATTAATCTCAGGATCAGCTGCAAATGCATTCTGATATTGATACTTTGCAAGGTGGAGAACCAAGACGGGGATTGAGTTAGCCTTGATATAGTCCTCCGCCTTGTCAAAGAAGGCACGGAAGAACTCTGTAGTATCCATGTCAGACTCTGCAACCCACTTGCGCATGCCACTGAAGTTACGGTCCTTCAGGTACGTGATAAGCTTGGTGAGTGCAGAGTCTGAGAAGTTTGACAGGATACCAGAGTCAATGTTACCAGTAGCAGAGTACTGCTGGAGTTCATTGAGAACGCGACGCCAGTCGGGGAAGTGTTTACTCAGAACCTGAGCAACCGCCGCCTTCTCGAACGGCACGTTCTCCTTCTCAAGGATGACAACCACACGCTTCATGAACTGAGATGCGAGGGTAGCCATCTCTGCCTTAGAGATCTTGAAGTTGATGACGGAGCAACGTGACTGCAACGGCTCGATGATACGATCCTTGAAGTTGCAGGTCAGGATGAAGCCACAGTTAGCCGAGAACTCTTCCATAAAGTTACGAAGAGCCGGTTGGGTAGACTGTGCGTTGAGATAGTCAGCCTCATCTAGGATGACATACTTGCGTCCACCAGATAGTGAGATGGAGGAAGCAAAACGAGAAATGTCGTTGCGTAGAGTATCGATACCACCGTTCATAGAACCGTTAATAACGATATAGTCACAACCCAGTTCCTCACACATAGCTCGAGCA